AATAACAACTGGGCAAGGCCGCAATGGTAGCGAGACGTACTAGAAGTGGCGGAATTCGCAATCAGAGCACGAGGCGAGCAATAGCCATAGTACGCATGACCGCCGAAACGAGCAGCCACTCTGGACTTTATACCAACAGATGAGGCCCAGTAGCAGTTGTCCCATGTATAAAAACATTCTCCTGAATTATAATTTCCTCCCTTTTTACCCTTCCATCCGGTATAAGGGATACGATGTAAAACATGACCATCTCCTAAATTTTGGGTAGTTGCTATCTTCTTATATTTGGATTCAAAATCAAAAACCTCACCATTATTTATAGTAGACCTTTTCTCATATGTCCATTTCTTTTGATCTGGCTCTATATAAATATCAATAGTATTACCTATTCGAGTGACATTAGGATCATTTAAACAAGTCCCTACCTGTTCGTATCCTCCTCCACAATACCTAAAGACATCTCCAGACAAATTCATGCCATCGTACAAAGACATCCTTAAAATAACTTCCAAATCAAATTCTGCCGGTTCGTCATTTTCGTTTAAGGCCGATATGGTACCAGTCATTTCCTTAAACACAATAACATTCATATGACCTTCAGCCATACTCTTGGCTCCCTGGACGTTCTTATACCAGTATTTTCCTCCATAAAAATCAAACTCTGATCCTTCCTCTACTCCTGTTTCAAATGCAAAAGAAGCCGCCATCTGGCTTTCCATGCACTGTTCTTTAGGATACTCTGAATTTATGAGGTTAGAGAAATGAGTTTTTTTAGTAGGTTCATAATGGATAATAGGAGAATTTGTAGCCCATGCGCCATACAACCAGATCTCTTCTCCTTTTTTACGATATTTTACCCCTCCATATTTCCTATAATTAACATCATTACCTATTCCATTGTTGCTCGATATCCCACCCCCAAAAGTATCTGGATTAACCAAGTATTTAGTACCGTACAGCATTTCAAGGTATATGATATAGGCATTCAAGGTCAAAAAACCACCTTCAGAAAAAGGATAAGAAGATTCAGGATCTACGTTATTAGCCCTCGAATACTTAGCTATATTGATTTGATTTACATCATTGCATCTCGGATAAGTTCTTCCATTTAGAAACATTGTGCAGGCGTTACCAACTCCGGCTCCGGATTTACAATTTGTTTCTCCTTCATACAAGAAAAAGAAAGATCTTGCCTTGGAGTCTACTGTACATACCGGTCCAGGAGATAAGGCTGTGGGAGGCAGCACGGGGCACGTCTGGCGCAGGTCAAGTCCGTCCAGCATAGGGACCGTGTCTGCGTCGTACACCCCAGACCATATTTTTCCACTTTTTCCAACTACTTTATCAGCTACATACAGGCTCTTGCTACATCCTAAGAATATGCTATAATTCTTTGAAGTAGTCTCCCAAGGTCTTAAAATCCTTACCTCTGACCCTGATACATTATAAAGTTTTTGACCAATACCATACTCTTCGTAAAAAGCCTTAGCGTCAAATGCTCCGGCATCACAATACTTATTTTTATGACCGCTATCCAAATACAGTTCCACATCGCATTCGGCTCTCATTTCCTCGGTTATGCCCACCGTAGGAGCAAAATCTCCGTTTTCAAATCTAAGGAGATTATTCTTACGAAGCTTTCCTACCGGACGCACTTTGTCTCCGGTATTTTGAGTCATGTCTATAAGATAAAAATCCCAAGAAGGGAGAAGGCTTTTGTCGCCAACTGATTCTGTGGCTTCTGGAGGAAGCTGATCCTCAGCCCAAGCGGATGCCGATCCTGAAGCACCTTCTTTAAGAACGTTGAAAGTATTACCATCAGACAAAACAAAAGGCTCAGATTCCTCCCCTTTCTTCGATAAAAACTTTTCCCTTTTACCAACTTGATTAACGACGATGTTCTTCTTAGCCTTATTCCCTTCATCGGAAATAGTGTAATTCAAAGTCGTATCAAGACCTTCATTTATTTCAGAAAACACCGACACCAGTTTATCATTCTCACCTTCTGTCGGATTAAATTTTACGTTGCTCATTTTCAAAAATCAAATTTGCATTCATCAACAACAGGCTCGCATTTGGTATTTTCATTAACCCATTTCATGCCCTCTTCTTCCAGTATCTTCTTAGCCTTTTCATTGGCATCATCAACGCTAATGAAAGACGTTACGGTACCAGCGTATATCCTCCTGTATTTCTCAGGAGCCTTCCATCCTTCCTTACAACGTTTACTAAACCAACCATGTTGATCTTCGTTGTAATAAACGGTTTTACATACTCCAGATTCGTTAGCGGCAGCCTGCCCTTCTTGCTCAAGAATCTTCGCAGCTTCGTAGTTGGCTATTTCGGTACTAAACTTAGACCATACACGCCCGGCCTCTATCACATGATGTGTAGGTTGTTCTTGTTTTTGACCATCAGGACAATCATTTTTAAAGAAATCACCTTCCTGTCTTGTGTTATAATATACCTCGCAACAGCCACCTACTTTATTAGCATACAACGGACCTTCTTTATCCGCAAACTCTTCCGCTTTCCTATCTGCATCATCTTGGCTTATATCCGAACAAAATTCAGCCTCATGAACGATAAACATTTCTTCAGAACCAAGATCTTCCGGACAGTCCGATTTCTTGAAAGCTTTTCTGTATTCTTTGTTGTAATACATCTTTTTCATGACAAGATCTTATTAAGTTCTTCTTTAAATTTCTGAATCTCATCCGGACACAACCCGCATTCCCCTTCACATACGATTCTTCTCATACGATCTATTTTAAGAACCGTATCCATATCAGGCTTGATACCTACCTTATACTTATGATATTGTAGATACTGATCAGCCTTACATGCTATAAAACGATCAGCACACTCACATAAGTAAGATGAAGGGAAAAGAATTTGCTGTGTACTTCCGGTAGCTGCCATATCACTTCGAGGTAAAATACCTGGCGTATTCTTTATTTATGTATTCAGAATAAGTAGCAAGATCATCAGGATCCGGGCACTCGTTCTTCAAATTAACGATCCAGCCTCTTACCAGCTTTTGAATATCAGCATACCTTTTACTTACACCTCCTACAAACCTGAACTTGCGATGAAGGTCTATAATTTTCTTGTCCAATACAGCAAGTTCATCATATTTCTGAATACAAGCCACATTAGAATCAGCTTTAGGTGTCGTATTCGACTGAGGCTTTATAGCCCGACTTTTATTAACAGAAGCAATGTTGCTTCTTCCACATCCGCATCCCATAATTCACTTATATTTAATTGATTATATTTTACAACCACAATTTTCACAATTATTGAGAACATAAATCAATTTAGATGCTTTTTCATATAATTGTTTTACGTTTTCAAAATTCCCTAATCTCATATTAGCTTCAGCCGCAGCCAGAAGAAACTCTATTTCTTTTATTTTGTCAATAACGTCATCATCCTCATGATCACATAACACAGTTGACCTGGCCCATACCTTATCTATGTTAAGACGGATCAGATCTGTTTTTAAATACTTTCTGTTAAATGAATAAGAGGAAGGACTGCCTTTTATGGTAATATCGTATATACCATCTTTCAGGTTTTCAAAATCATTTCCGCGACCCGGATTTATGCCAAGAGTCTTACTGTTGAATACATTCAGCTGATTCTTACCAAGATAATAAACATACTTATTCTCATCTTCAGGTGGTACAATCTCTATAATAGCCGGTCTGTCGGCCAATATCCCCCATTCCGACTGATCGGCTATGCGAAGCGTTTTAGGGTTGTTTGTACTTACAACCTCAAAATCAAGATGGATGTTGTTCATGCTCTCTTCCCACCCCATTCTGGTAAGGGAATCATCGTATCTGGCTGTTATATCGGCTCCCTCTACCTCAGTGCTATTAACACGTACCTCAGTACCATTTATCTTGACTCCTACTATTTGGGCCACCAACGACTTAGCCATGCCAAACATAGGAACAATAATTTCTCCACCGTAATCAGTTCCTTCATTTGGATACTGTACTACTTCCGTCTTGTACAGACCGTCATTTCTTCTGGCTACTATTCTAATAACCATCTGATTTTCTACATCATAATTGGTCATTACTATCCTGACATAGAAAATGTTATTTCTTATCTGTGGTAAAATATCGATATAGTTCATACCTTATCTTTTTCTACAAAGATAAGTAAATGAGGTGATAAAAGTTTAAACTATTGGACATTAAATAAAAGGTGAGGTGATTATCACCATATCCGATAATAGACCACAGCGCCTAAGTAGGGGGAGAAGCCCTCGCGCCCAACCCCATACCCCGCCGCCAGCCCTATGCCCCAGCGCCGGCTCTTTTCGTATATTATTTCTTTTTTGTGGTAGATGATCATAGTGTCCAAATTAGGTCTGTATCCGCTTATAACAGCCCGATAATCATCTGTGTTGTATGTTTTTCTTTGTATAGGAATATTGATATAAACAGTGTCTTTTATCGTATCTTTTTCAACTATAGCATCCATAGGGAAAGGTATTTCTACCTCCCCTACGTCAACTATATACTGAGGAACAGGAATAGATTGGATAATGGTATCTATTACCGTATCTATTTCTATATTGTGTATTATTTCTTTCTTCTTACATGTTTTACCAAACAAGAAAGATATAAAACACAGTAGAAGAACTCCTAACACATGCCCTACCCTCATTTTTTGCAAACACATTTCTTACCCTCCTTTTTATTATCTAAAAGATCTTGTATTTCACCATTTTTTATACCTTCTTTTAACTCCTCTCCGAATGGAACTTTTTGCCACCAACTTACTTTACTAAAGAAGTACTTAACGCCTTTTACTATCATCAAATCAGGTGCAAGGTCGCCGAGGCGCTTGAATGCCATTCCACCGTATAATATTAAGGCAAATATTGTAATCCACTGAAGAAGCATGTCTATAAACTCTGGGGATTTATGCCCTCCCATAGACATAATAAGGTCCATTCCGGATATGGTAAACAACCCGAAAGAACAGGCCGCGAACTCAAGAAGAATTTTCAAAACTCCCATTTCGCTTATGCATGTCAATATCTTAAAAGGTCTCTTTCTCTTTCTTCGGATATAGCAGTGCTTGATACTTTTTATAGTAGCTAACAAAAGATTTATAGCTAATATAAACAATATAGAATATATAAGGTGGTGAATCTCCTGGAAATTCATCCACAATGCTGATAATCCGGAAATGAGAAAAGCCCAGAAACTTTCTAAATTCATCCTTCCTACAAATCTGTAAGCCATATTAGAACATAGTTACTTTCTTGCTACTTCCAAGAGAGTCATATACGTCAATATGGACCCAATTGGTACCTGATTCTAATCTAATAGGACAAGGAAGTAAATCCTGCGACTGAATTATTTTATTCCTTGCCTCCTCCGCCGTCATACCTTTAGCATCGAAATCGATGGCTGCCCCAAGCATATGAGGACTGACATACAAAGACCCTGATACGGTCTTAGATTTTACTATATCCGAAATATTGTTCCTAAACCCACGCTCATCAAACCTTCCACCCGACTTCCAGGTATTAACCGTCATCGGCGTTTTCAATATGTCTTTCCTTAAAACCAGTATCGTGTGAAGCAATTCAGTTCTTAAATACCTCCAGCAAAGATCTTTGTCTCTACCGTATTCTTTAGGACCAACTAATTCAACAATACTAAAATACTGACTCAATTCTTTTATAATATCACTTCTTTCCATAACTTAACCTTTTTCACAAAGATAATCAGAACCTTACCAAATATTAAAATAAGCGGAGTTTGGATTAAAGAAAAACCCCTGCATAAATAAATATACAGGGGCCATCCATAACATTAACAACAAATTACGACCTAAACAACCCTTACGTATCCGGCTGATACAAGATCAGAAAGATTCTCGTAAGCCAAAGGGATGCCTGAATCTCTTATGCAAAGATACTTAATTTCTTTGTCTATGTAATACTTTCCGTTCTCTAAAATAGAATTATATACCCAAGGAATAGGATCGTCTACGGTACCTGAATGCTTTTCTTGAACAACCATATACAGACTTTCGGCTCCACCTCCCTGACCAGGAACCCAATCAGCTTGTAGATTGTGATTTTGCCTTACTTCAAACAAAGTCCAATCCAAATCTGAAGGCTGGTTTTTACTACGAAAACGCTGCCCCTTTACAACAGCAGTTCCCATAGGAAGACCTTTGTCGCCATAAACTCCATCCTTATCCCAAATAGGATACAATCCTTTTATCTTAAGAGCAAGACTCTGGTCAGTATTCTCCAACATAGCCGGCGTATTGATCATCGCCCTCATGTACATGGCTGTAGCCTTCTCCGGATCGTTAGCTTCAAGGATCTTATTTTTTTCTATGATCTGATCCTTTGTCCTTACCAACTTCTCAGGATATCCTTCATCCACTTTCATAGATTCAACTTCACTCCTGTCAATTTTAGAAGCTATTTCCTTTTCTATGGCAGCAGTACGATCATCGCATTCAGATTCATATACATGCATTTCATTCATTGCCGTATTAGCAATATCAAGCTCGTATTCTGAATCTGCTACAGATACGGTGTATATCCCGCTCCCTTTTGCTACATCAATATCGTTTTTAACCTTCTGCCTCATGCTGCTGTTATACCATATCTGTTTACCATCCAAGCTATAAGAGCGGACAGCATCAGAATAAGCATATTCCCTGGCCTCAGAAACTTTCTTATCCTTAGCCTTGGCAAGCAACTCCTCTTCAGTTGGTCCAGGAGGCTCCGGGTCAAGCTGCATGGCAATAACTTCTTTCACACTCGCATCAGGATTGTCTTGATGGAATTTTTCTTGATCGGAGTCAAGTTGAACCCATTTACCATCTAAGAAATCTTGGTAAGAATACCCTACTTCGTAAGAAGAGGAATCCAACTCGTATCCTTCCCAGTAAAAACCTTTTACGTTTTTATTTACATAAACCATACTCTATCCTTTCTGTTAAGCTTGTTCACCTACTCTGATAACTAACTTATCATTAATATACCAGATACTTAATTCTATAAAACTATTTTTAGGTACTACTACGCTATCGCCTGACATGCTCTGGAACAGGCCAGAGGTAGGAAGCGGCTGCGTGATGTCTGTGCCGGTAGTGTTGTTGACCCGCACCTGCCATTCCCTCCCAGCATCCTCAGCAGATACGGCCATAGACAAGTTCGTAGCGGAAGCTACGTTGGCTATGATATTATGAGCATCTATTGGCAAACTTGCTAATGTTGTGACAACATTAGGAGTCTTAGCCATAAACTTCAAATAAGATAACATGTCATTAGACAACGTAGCCGTATTAGCTATAGCTCTATATGTCTTATCTTGGGAAACAACATAAGTTACCATCTCAATGTCTATATAAGATCCAGATACGTCTTCCTTTGAGTTGGTGTTATTAAATAAAACAGCTATTATTTTTAATTCAGAATTATCATTGTCTAAAAAATAATCCAAAGAAAAATAATAAAAACTAAGCTTACCTAATGTAATATTGTTATTGTAAGCATTCAGAACTTTTGCATACGAATCCTCATCAAGAGTTCCAGAAGTACTGGGAAATATGGATAAATCAAGATAAGATGAATCTACTCCTGTACTTACCATACCAAGTGATTCAAGCACCTTAGTTCCACCTTCTTCAGTAACCAAAATATATTCGTTATACACGTTTTTAGTTTCTGTAGATGCCACATCGTCTTTTACAAGATACATGACATTATCCTTCGCTTCTTCAACAGTAGGAAGTTTGCTAACAATCTGTTTCTTCCACCCTGCTGCCGAAACAGCATCATCTATGTACTGTTTTGTTACATGATCTCCCCATGTCATATTACTAAGAAGAGTCTTGCTACCGTCCTGACTTCCGGCAGGGGGAGCCGGGATGAGGCCTCCCTTCCCCGACTCCGAACCTGTTCCAGGAGCAGCCTGCACCACATTCTCAAGTCTGGAATCAACCTCCTGGCCTTCGAATTTACTGTTATAACCTATTTCTGCCATATTTATTTTTTGTTAATTTTATCCAACAACTTCTTGACCTGGTCTACGATGTCCATCACCGCACCAACCTTGTTTTTTACGTCCTCAACCTTCTGATCAATCTTAGAATCCAAAGCCTTTAAACGATCTTCGTTTTTACGATACACTAAATACAGGGCTAAACCGATGATTGCTATCGTAAGGATATTAGCCAAAACGCATCCGATTATTATCTGAAACATGATGATTATATGGTAGATAACGCTACCACACGCTTTAATTATTCAACTTTTTACAAATATAGTAATTGCCCCAACCATAACAAGATCAAAGACACTCGTCATTAACATCAGACACCCATTCTTTAGATGAAAGAACAGATTCAAACTCAGAAGAAGGGCTATCATATACCGAATACGGATATTGAGGATCGTCATCAGCCTGCGCGTCTAAAGACTTAAATAGATGGTCATAATGTTCTACGTGTAAAATAACCCAAGAGCCGTCTACGCTCGCTCTTGGGCTACCTGTTCCTAATTCACGTTTCTTTTCTTCAGATACGGAATCATATACTTCTTTTGGTATGATAATGAATTTCATATTATTTTGCTTTTAAAGTTTGTAAATAGTTATATGCTTTGATACAATCTTCCCTGGAGAGGACTGTAGGATAAATCGCTAAGTTTCTGAAAGCAATTTTAGTATAATCGTTACCTGAATATCCTATAGTTAAGAGATTTTTACTGGTAGATTCCGTTTCTTCATTATAAATAGATTCTTTCCAGTCTTTTGAATAAATCCTGCCATCAGAACAAATTGCATTAACGGTATTTTGATCGGGAATCAAATTATTTCTACCATTTTTTATGTTAATAAGTATTGGATTATAATTATAAATGACTATACTATTAAATTTTACAATACCAGCATTGTCATTTTTCCCTGTATTTATAAGCTCCCAATCTCCTATTACAGTCCAATCATTACCCATTTCAAATGTAGACGAAGTTATCTTATCATCCACCCCATCAGTAACCAGGTAGCCTTCGTATTCGGGGATTTGCTCTATAGTAATGTCACAGGATTCTTGTACCTTATTTAAGGTAAATCCATACCAATCTCCATTTGCTTTAAATGGAAAAGACGGTAATGTATAAGTTCCATCTTCTGATATTTTATATAATTGTTGCCCTTCAGAAGTTGCTTGTCTATAAGATAGGGTTTGACCATCTTTCAGTCCATAAACTTTTATCTTATAAGAAGGAACTATAAAAGAAGGTTGTTCAGGATAGGATTGATAATATAACTGTGTAGACGCAACTTTAACTGAAGTTATATTTACAGAATAACTCGTCCAAGTTAAATCCGCTCTATCAGTAGATTGAACCCATCTACCACCAGCATAATTCTCAGCATACAACCCATACCCACTCCCTTCTGCAAACCCCAAATTCGACAGTACAAGATCATTACCATTGCCCGTAATGTTGGCAATAGTAGCACGATCTTCGTCCTCGTTGGTTTTGCCTACCACTGTCCATGCCTGGTCGGGGAAGAGCCAGGGATAGGTTTTGACGAAGTAGTCTTTGATCTTGATCAGTTCTTCTTCGGTGGCATCGTGGTCGAGAAATACAAGTTCCCAGATAGCAAATCTACCACACTGTTGGCCTCCAGACAATCCACATCCTACACATAATGGTTTTCCATGATTTTTGTCACCTTTTAAAATACCAACATTATTATATTGTTTTGATGTTTGCCATGTAAATGGTGATTTTGCAAAATCTATGATACCTCCAGCACCTAAATTCCAATAACCCTTATTTGAGGATTCTATTTTTTCAAATGCTACACCTTCTCCCGTGGAATAATTCCTAGTTGACAACAGTCCTCCTGTCAAAGTTGTATTCAAGAAATCTTGATCCCACTGTCTCAACACCACAACCGTATATCCCTTTTCCTTAGTCAGAATAGGGAAGTTATCACAGACACCATAATCGTCTACTCCGTCAAAGACAAGTGCGCCGGGGTAGAGGGGT